TCAGAGATCGGAGCAAAAATCTTTCTCTCCAGCCAGTTGGCAATCATTGTCCTGAATCCGTTATACCGCTGCCTCATGACATCGAGAGCAACAGACGCTGTTGCGTAAGATGCGCCTTCTTGAGTAAGTAGCGACTTCGGCACCATCAACCCTGTGAAAAGATTATCCATTATTTGGTTAATATCAGCAGCAGTATCAAGTATATGGCCGGATGCACCAACACGCTCAATTGCGACTGAGCCGTGCGTAATGATCTTGAAGTCTCTGTCAAACTGAGCCTGCTCCATGATCGAGCGCCAATTATCCAATTCCTCTTGGCGTGGATAAAAACCTTCAGCTCCGTCAGTACCAATCTTAACAAGCGTAATTGGATTTACCATGCTATCAGCCTGAATATACTTGCACTCACGATATTTATCGTACAGCATAAGATCTTTCCATACGCTAACGATTATAGATGTACCACGCACATCATACGGAGAGTTGAGCATCTTGAGATGGCTGATATTAAAGTTATCTAATGGGATCATCTCATTTCTAATGACATGATTGATAATCTTTGGGTCAATCTGCTCTCTGATACGGGCGTACTCAGGATCTGAGTCTGTGACAATTTTGCGTAGCTCTGGGTCTGGTCTTAGTAGAATTGTTGTGTTTTTTGGCGACGTTGGCGACGCCCTAACATTTATGAAGTCTGGGTTATGGAGGTACAGCTGATCCCAGCTACCACTCGCCTCATCGAAAGATGCATATACGAAACAGTTGTGAATCGCTATGCCATTCGCAACATATGAGTGATCATCCTCAACCTCAATGTCATACATAAAGTCATCTGAGAACACATCGGTGATATTCTCTATGGATGTGATGTTTAAAACCTGCCAATTTTCATGAATGACAGATCTGGGGGCCGACCACCTCGTAGTCTTCATCTTCGAAGATTTGCCACTTAAAAGCAGGCCCTTAAAACCCTCTGCATCTTCAGCGCAAATTTTTATCCGCAATGGCTGATGCTTGCTTGGCTCGCGTATAGCCGGCTTTGAAACCGTTGGCCGAGCCCCCATCCGCCGTAACATCATTACGATCTGATTGCAAAGATTTTCTGACACCGTTGATATGATAATCTGGCCATCACCAGAGTCGACACACCCATCCCCATCAATAAATCCGGCAAGTATACGAGCCTGTTTTTCTGTGGGTAGATTCATTACCTCTTCGCTAAATGTTTTTGAATGACTATACTCTCCTACATGATGCAGGAAGAATTTCGCTATATCATGACCACCGCGACTCTTGGCACTGACAAGTAGGTCGTACTTGTCCTTACCTGGCGCAAAATGAGTGCTGAGGCTATGGTAAACTTTTGGCGCAAATTCAAAAACCGACTCAAGCATAGGAGATAGGTGATTATCGATGTAAGCCTTATCGTAACTACAGAATTTAATACCCTCTCTAATCTGTCCGGACTTCCTATTTGCCTTACAATAACACCCTTCAGCTGCCCACTGTCCCATGAGATAGCACAGATCATCGGTGAATATATCGTCATAGATAACACTATTGGTTAGGAATGGAGCATAAACCGTATCTCCGACAGATAGTTTTGAGGATTGTATAAAATCGGGCATATCGGTATTGTGATACCCGCTTTTTCCACAGTTTGAACATTTTGTCTTACCAGGAAGTACTCTCATGCCCTTAGCACTACAGGATGGCGTCGAGCATATGAAATACCCCCTATTTTTAGATAGAATAGGATGATTCCCGCTAACAATTAGCGGATCAGGCAGCCCCATTACTTTTATTTTAAATATATCAAGTTCTTTTTCAACTACTGTATTGGTTGGTTTCTTGAATACATGAGTCACAGATTTTGCGCAGCCAGTATGCGTTAGAACAAGGTCGCCAACTAGAACATCCTTTATCTTCTTAACAGAGCCATCGGCCATGGTTATATTGGTGTCGCCAGATATTTTCTCGCCCAGCTTCCAAAACTCTAAGGCAGCTTGCTGGACGACTGTTTCCAGGTCTATCTTATCGCACATGTCCAAGAAAAATCTTTCAACACGCTTGTCGTCGCATCGGATAGATAACTTAGAAATTGGATATGTCGCATGAAGATTTATGGCATTTCTAACTATTGGATTTGTCTCATAATATGCACGATTCCACGCATTCATTGTTATGCGATCGCGTGGCAGCTGCATATTCTGTGTAAGGAATAGAGGCGAGAAAGGCTCTGGGCCAACATGTGTGGAGTTCGATGCCCCGCCCAAACGTCCGCCCGAGTTCGTATTTATTGATGACGCAGTTTTATGAAGACCCTGCGCTAGTGCCAGGTTTGGTCGAGGATGCTCTTCAGCCCTAGCGTTAATCTCCTGTAGATATTCGCGCCGCTCCAGAGATAAATGACCAAGCGCTGCAGCGGACTGCACTTGTCGGTGCTGAGTCGCTCGTGACAAATTTTCTGCAGGAAGGCCACGCTGTTGCTGGACTTGCCTGTAATACATCTGGTCAACAGCGCTAGCTCTTGGCTCTGCATCAGCCCAACGCTTAGCCTGTTCCTCTGCACGCTTTAAAACGCCTGGTTCATGCCTCTTCATTACTCGCTCCTCAAACCCTAGGCAGGTAGGCTAACATCGGGCCAGGCATCCCTGGTCCCTTCGACTTAGCCTCGCTACCCTTAAATCCACTTGTTGCTAAAAACTTATATGCGATCAGACCGTAGATTGCAGCCATAAGGCCGTCATTCTGTATGGCGCCCTTCACATATCTGTTATATACATTGTCGTTCTTCATAACTTTCTTTACTTCCATCGACGTAAAGTGCTGCATCAACCATTCGATACGATCGTAGGACTCTCCATGAACAGGGAATTTAATCTTGCTATTCCTAACCATGGCAAATATCTCTTCGATCATCGCATCTTTATTTAGAACAACTCTGAGCTCTTTTGGCTTATATGATATAGTGCTATTAAGTGTGCCGCTGTTTATGCAGCCAAGGAACCTTTCACCAAAGCCCATAGCGCCCTGCATGTGCTGCACTATATCTTGCCCATACCCGATATCTGCAGCTGCAACCTGAACCTTAAAGATGCGATACATTTCCGATATAATGTTTACTTTATACTCAAAATCATTTCTTTTCAACCGATAAGCGTTTTCAATAGTAAATATTCCATTCTTATCAATACTCATTATAACTACGGCAGTGTAAGACTGGCCTGCATCAGATTTGCTACCAGATTCTTCTTCGTCATCATCTCCGCCACCGCCGAGGTCTTTTCCGCCCCAGTCAATACCCATAACGATCGTTTTATCACCACGATCAAGTATGCTTTTAGCGAGGCCGCGAGTTGTGTCACAACAGTTCGCCCTAATATCGTCAAGCGATATGGTCTGACCTCCGCCGCTATAAAACTCTCCCAGAGTTTCATTTTTCCATGCCTTCTCGCTCCTTTCGCGGTTGACGGAAGGATCAAGATCTAGTATGCTTTCTTTTGTAAACCACGGGTGAAGCAACACACTTACATGATAACCTACGTACTGTGTCTCGCCTGTTTTAGTCGGCATCCATCTGCCGCCCTCAATAGCGTCAGCTTTCTTCTGGTGAGTTCCGCACTCCGGGCACCTCACATCATGGCCGGAAACCCATATTTTTTTCCAGGAGTCGCTACCCATAGTATACAGGTAGAAATAGTGTCCGCACCCAGTACATCTGAGTTGATAGAATCTCTGATCTGATTTTTGCCAAAGATTATAGAAGTGCGAACCAGTACCTTTTGGTGTGCCAAAATAAACCTGAACACCTTTGGTCGGAGCCCCGTATTGTGCCGACGTGAGTATTGGCCCCGCAGTTTCTATCGCCTCACGAGAAACATCTTGGACCTCGTCAAAAAAGATTACATCCTGAGAGAGACCTCGTATTCTGTCGCCGTCAGCCCCGGTGCCCTCTATGCGAAGCTTATTGTAACCCTTGAATGTCTTCTCAGCAATGGCATCTTCTGTTCCTGCAACCTTAACAGCATTAGCATCATTCTTAAGCATGCGACTATTTATATAGCCATTCTGTGAGCCGGCTACCATTGGCCCAAGCTTGTCCTTCGCATATTTGGACATCAGGCCAAGAGTTGGGAACACATGAAGCACTCTCATCGGGGGTTTATCGGGTCCGATTCCATACAAACCAGAGGCCGTAAAGTACAATGAGAGCACGGCGGCCAACACTGTGGCGCCAATCTGACGACCCTTTAAAATCACCATAGGCTTGGCATTCTTATTTGTAGCCTGAGCGGCGACCTCTCTGTAAAGATCTGCCATAAACTTCCAACCGGTACCACTCATACGGAACGGTTTGCCATCTACAGTGAGATGGTTTTCTGCAAATGAAACAGGATCAAGTAGTGCAATCTCACTCTTGATCTGATTGAATAGTTTTGAATTGAAATCTTTTGAAATTGCTGGTAACACTAATCCTCCTAGCGATTTGATACGCCAGGAGAACCACCTATTCCAACATTTGCACGCTCACTGGTGCTAGAGCTCTGTTGATCTGCAGCAGGCATAACAATAGCCCCGCCAGAAGGCAAGGACGCCATCGGGTCATCTTTCGGATACTGATTCACGATATCCCTAAGTATATCACGAATTTTATCACGTCCAAATGTCTCGATTATCTTCATTCCATGAGGTTGATATTTGAATTCCTCAATCATGGTTTCAACTGACGATAAACCGTGGTCCCTCTCAAGAAAATATTTCCTGCTGAACTCACTCAATATATCACGAATCTCTGTATCGTTTGGGATTTTCCCATCATCTACCATATACTTAGCTTTGCGGCTAAGTTCCTGGACTGCATCTGCAGAATTTTTCTGAAGAACTGCATCAAGTCCAACGCGGTTGGATAGCTCTGATACCATACTTTCGACTGTGTGGCGCACCCCAGTCGTTTTGTTAATAGTAGGGTCTTCAGAAGACATTATTGATAAAAAATTATCAAACACCTCTGACTTATCAGGCTCTCTAAGTTTTTGAAAATACTCCTGCCTAGTCGTTGCAGTTGCAAATTGTTCTAACGCTTTAATAGCTTTTAGTAATTCGCTGCTCATTGTTTACCGCCTATGCGTGATACGTCGTACCGAAATCTACGCCCTCGCCTGCTGCCGGGTCATGATCTTCCCCGATTCTTCCAAGATCTTTAAACATTGGGAAGCCCTTCTGAAGCAACAGTTCTTGAATGCTAAGCTCTTCTCTCGGAGTAAACGCATACTTTGTTTTGAGAGAGGAGTAAACCTTCTCAATGTCCCGACCTGCTGAAACGTGAGAATTTAACAGAAGTCTTGTTATTGCATGCAGGAATGGGTCTTCAAAGAGGAAGATCTTCGCACTACCGGCTTCCTTCACGATAGCAGAGTTTGTAGCCTCACCAAGAGCGAAGATTTGAACCTGCTCGTCTGTCGGTTCCGCAAGCGTAACTGGCAAGAATTCCTCGCCTTCCCCAGCGTCAACTGATACATAATATTTGATGTCAACACCGTCATTGATTCTGGCGACAATCTCGTTGCCAACTCGGAATGCGGCCTTCTTCTTAAACTTCTTTTTAGAAGATAGCTTATCATATGCATCCTCTAGCTTAGATACAAATTCACCGATTGTATCGCGAATCTTCTCCGCCTCTTCCTCATCAATAACATTATCATCATCGCTCTGAATTGCTCTAGATATTTCGCGATCAAGTCTCTTCAGATACGCAATTGCTCGCTCGCATCCAACGGTTGTTTGTCCGGTATGACGAGGTATATTCTCCAGGCGCTTACGAACATACTCTATAAATTTGGAGTGGTCGCCATCATTTTCCCAATCGCGATCGCGAGACTTCTCGTGAACGGCGCTAATTTCTTCCTCATCGGGGAGGACTACGACTACATCAGCGCCAGGCACGATATCCTCGAGTACCTCGACCGCCTCATCAAGAAGGTTGTCTGGTTCAAAAATTTCAAATGTATCATGTTCAAGTGCTGGCATATCATTGTCCTCCGGTCGGCTTGGTAAAAAAATCATCTAAATCAATTGCAGAGCTGCTTTCCTTTTTAATCTCTACATCTTCTTGACTGGCATACATTGTCATTATGCTCGTGAACAATTGCTGTGCTTCCATATTTTCCCAGTAAGAGTTTAGCGGGTAAGCGACTAAGCCAGCCACCCCTCCACCAGCATTATTGGCTAGGCCATTAAATACTCGCGGATAATAAGGACTTGGTCGCATCGGAGAGTCTTTTAGCCCCTCTCCGCCGTCCCCAAAATCGCAGTGCACAATTGGCGAATCCTCCACAATCTTGTCAGCATACGGACACCTTTCCCCTGTCCTGTGATGGAGGTATACCTTTTTATTAGCATTTGCATACCGCTCGCGGTCATCCTTATCTACAAATTCAAGCACTGCCATGCGATGAACTGAATCTCCTGCATGCTTGCAGGCTTCGGCTATGGGCAGTCCAAATGGGC